CTTCTGCAAGATCTCTAATACGCAAACTGTCCACATCAAACTCTAGATCTACTTTTTGTCCTACACCGCTACTTGAACGTGTTTTCATAAACTGTATTTGATAGCGTCCACGCTCTTTCATTGCTCTACTTGTAAAGATACCAATAACATTATCTGCTGTTTGAATCTTACTCAAGCCACCACTGATGTGCGAATGATCAAATTCAATTTCTTCTACTGCCGCTCTGTTCAACTGCGATGCTGTAACAAATACACAACCTAGTTCCATTGCTAGGTTACGCAGTTCTTCTGATACGTACTTGTCCTTAACAAACAAATCACTTGGCGATACTTTAACACTCAACGGCATCATCAAATCCAAATAGTCAATCAACAATACATCTGGCTTGCACTTGTTTTTAATTGACCATTCCTTAACGTAACTACGCAAGTCGTTTGCGTTCTTACCACTTGGCATATACTTGATCTGTATGCGTCCGCTTTTCTTGCCCATCATCTTGACTTTCATTTCTACATCATCAAGATTCTTAAACACATCACGTGTAGCAATACCTGTAAGCATACTGTCAATACGCATTGCTGTAAGTGCTTCTGAAAGTTCTAAACTGATATACAGTACATTCATGCCTTCAGTTGCAAAGTTTACTGCCATGTTCTGCAAAAACAAACTCTTACCTGCACCACTACCACCTGCCCAAATGTTAAGTTCACCTCTGTTGAATCCACCAAACAGTTTCTTGTCAATGCTTGGCCAACCTGTGCTTACTTGTCCGTTGTTGTCTTTTAGTCCTTCTAGTCTTGCTCTTGGATCTGCAAAGTAATCAGTGCCCATGTCTTTTGCAAGACCAATTTGAATTGCTTCTTTAACCATGCCTTCAATTGGACCATACTCACCTTTTTCAAGCAAGTCTGCACCTTTTAGAATTGCACGTTCTAGTGCTTTGTGTCTGCTAAACTTTTCAAATGTATCTAGTAACCAATCAGTGTGTTCTTGTCCTACACTGCTTGCATCTTTTAGATTTGTTTGACAAGCACTGTTAACAATTTCAAGTTCGGGCATGACCTTGTATTCGTCAACATACTTCTTAATAAACTCTGCACTCTCACGCAGTTTTTGATCAAAGTTTTCGCTTTCAAATATTCCTTGGCATCTTACAAATGCTTCAGCATCTGATAGGAACATCTCTAAAAATAATTTTTGTATGTCTTGATTAAAATCTTGCATTCTTATATTATACTGCCTTTTTGTTTAATCAGCAAAGTATGTTTTTGCCAATAGTTGAATTTTAAGTCCTGTTGTTTTAGCATTTACGATCTTTTGTAGTGTGTAAATTTTTCCGTATCGTTTCACTGCATCTGCGACATCTTTTACGTCAGCGTCTGGCCATTCTGGGAAACTAACACTCCATCCATATTTAACCGCATCATTCACCAACTGTAGTCCACTTTGATCTCTGTCTGGAACAACTACTACTTCACGTTGTAGTGCGTTTATAAGCATTGCTTGTTGTTCATTTACTTCGTTACGTAGTACTGCTACACCACTTACACTAATAGCATCAAATGGACCTTCTACTACAATAACAAACTTTCTATCCCAGCCTTGTCCATCTAAATTAAAAACATATCCTGGTTGACTGTCTGTAATGTATTTAGGTGAGCCGTCGCCGAGTTTACGAGCAGTGTATCCGACTATGTCCCCTTGATAATAAAAAGGAACTATCAGCCTTGTTTTATATGAACCTTCTGGAGTCCACATAAAGTCATAGTCCTCAAGATCAAGGCCACGATCATAAACTACATATTCGACGGCTCTGATGAATTCCGGATCCAATCCACTTGGTTCGAGTGCCTTCCAATCATGCAACTCCTCAAAGGATCTAGCACCAACTGGCAGTTCTCTTTTTTCAAAAACAGGCAACTGTATATAGGATTCGTTACCATCTACGACGGTCTCCTCCTTAATTCGCAGTGCCTCTAAAGCAAGTTTAGTAATTTCTGAATCTGGCATCCCAAACCAACCTAGCAGTTTTCTCATCTTGTAGGATAAGTTTCTACCAGGAACAAATGATGCAGTATAACCACAGTTGAAACAATGATAACTCACTGTACCATCTGCGTTAAACATCATGCCACCACGCTTACGCTTGTCTGCTCCTTCGCCATTATGAACACAGCAAGGACCATCAAACGAAATCCACCCACTAGGAGTTTGCTTTCTTTTTGAAGGCAAGGCAGTCGTGATAGTTGATTGTATCGAATTCATACTAGTATTTTATGATCTAACTAGTACTTTGTCAAGAGTTCCGGTGTTCGAATTGTTAGGTAAATGCTTCAGTTTGAAGTAATTGTACACACCTGTTACATTTGTGTACCCAACACTGTCACTGCTAGTTAGACTAATAGTAGTTAAGTCTACCCAACTTGTGTCGGCAGTAACTTGGCTATCCAAAGTGCCTTGTATTGTAATATCACCAATATAACTGCTAGAGTAATATTGGAAAGTATGCACTGCACCATTGCGTTTATATTCAGGTTGTGCATCATATATACTACTTACATACTCTGTAATTTGGCCGCTTGGTCTATAAAAGTCACTTGTAAGTGGTCTAGTGAAATCGGTATTTGGCAATGTTGTTGAATCAGTAAATGCTGGATAAACTTGATCTACAACTTCACAAGTACCTTGTACGCCAAAATAGGTATTTGCATATGCAGGATATTTTCCAGTGCCGTTTATTGTTCTATACACGCTAAATTTGTAAAACTTGCTTACTAGACTTGCTGTATCGCTTTCTGTAAGTGTTATTGTTGCAGTTCCTCGTGTAGCAACTGTGCTACCGTCATCAGTTGTTGTACACGGTTTTTCTATGTGTACAGCACCTGTTTCCTTGTTTACAAGCACAAAAGTAAGTGTTTCTCCACTTATGTCAATTGGCTTTTGATCCTGATTTTTAACTGTGAATTTAATTGTGTTCGTAACACTTTTCACAATCTGTATGTCTTTTGTGTACATTGGCGTATATCCTTGTCTTACGGCCTCGTCCAAATCACTGAACAAGGTATAACCGGTTTCATAAATATATATGGGCAACTTGAGCATATTGAGTTCATCCTATAACACTATTTATTGAGAAACTATGACAACACTAGAAGAAGATTTGAAAGAAAAATTTCCGTTTTTAAGTTGCATTAAGCACGGATTAGTTGAATATGTAGGAATCATCATTAATCAAGATAATAATGTTACATCTATGTACGATTACAGCATTTGCAAATCAGATGACGAAAAGTACAAATTACTAGAGTGTGGCGATAGTTGGTGGTGGGAATCTAATCGTAAAATTCCAATTAATATCTTTATGAAAAAAGATATGTCAGATTTTAAACATCTAATTAAAACATTTAACACCAAGGATGTTGAAGTTGTTTTTGGTCCTTGCGTAAGATTAAACGACATTGCCGAAAAACGCATTAAAAGAAAAAGTATACAGTTAGTTCGTAAACTCAAGTAACTTTTTTATACTGTAGATATATTATAAAATCAATAAGTAGATAATTCAAAAATAATCCTGCAGGTGTAAATGCTACACCAAAAAACATTGGCAACAAGATCAAAAACATAACAATTTTTATTATGTAATCAAATGCAAGTTGAGGAGGTGAACTCCAAAATGGCCAACTGCCTAATTTAGATTTTTTTGGTGGTCTAGGATTATGCATTTCGTAGTTCATTACCAAGGCTTCTCATTTAGTTTTGCACATTCAAAACAAAGTTGTACACCCGGTACTGCTTTTTGTCTTGCTTCAGATATTTCTTCACCACATTCTACACATTCAGATTTACTAGGACGGGATTGATCTTCTTTAAATTTTTCTCGTGCCTTGCGTAGTGCGGCTTCATTCTCCATTAAAGAACTGACTTGTGCAATTTCTTGTTCATCAGATCCGTCAGCATTAAAAATAAACTGTTCTTCATTGCTCATAAAATTCCTCACAAATTAAATTCATATGTACCACAATCGCATGTGCATAAGCAACTGCGTGTGCCTTTTTAAAATAATAACTGCCGTCAGTTGGTTTCGTCCAAACTTGACTCATCACCGTGTCCCACGGTTGTCCAAGCAAACTCCTCTTCGCGGGTCTGATAATTGCGAGTACTGCCGCTAGTTGTTCGATACTCTTGGGTTTCATTTCTTTTAGAATGTCGCTGTGTTCTGCGACGTGAAATAAGTTGTTGCTGAAATCTGGCTCTGTAAGTAATTCCCACAATGGTTCCTTTTGTAAAAGTGTATTTAAGTGTTCTTCGCTTTTTACCTTTTCATATATGTGAACATTTAACATATCTATCTTAAAGTAACCACGATCGTCTGCTACCTTGTGATCTAATGTGCAACGTTCTGTAAAAGGATCTTGTGGAGCATCATGAAAGTATACACCTGTGTTGTGTTTTTTAATTTCACCTTTTTCTTTACGTGAGGCTTTAATGTGTTTGAATTTTTCTAACACACTATCACGATCAAAAAAGTCTAAATCAATATCAGGCATTCTCTTTCTTCATTTCTTCGTATGCTTCTTTGAGATGTTCTGGAACTTCCCAACGGAACACATCAATTAGTTGTAGTCCACTACTGTCGTACTTCTTATCTTTTGCGTTTTTCTTCATACCGAATCCTAATCCACCTTTGGTTTTTGTGTGTATCTTTGGGTCATACTGCGATACGTCAGAGTACTTCTTTTGCCTAGGCATTATCTTCCTTTGTGTAGTCCTGTTTGTCTTGCGAAATAACATAGCAGTCTGCTTGTATAGCATCAATCAAACTTTGTACTTCAGCATCTCTCGCAGTACTTTTTGGTTGGTTGTATTTTACTTCCATAAGTTTATCTGACATAGATTTAATTGAATCTATCTTTTTACAAAAATCACTAATCTTGTGTAGCATCTTCTTGTTCCTCTTCTAGTTCAACTGTATCTATATTATATACTGGAAGTCCGCTTCTGTCAAATGTTCTTTTATCATCTGTTATATAAATGTACGATTTAAATTTACCATTTACGCCGTCTACTATAATAGACTTTTTGGTAATGTTACCAGTATATTCTGTACCATCTTTTTGGATAAGTCTTAAACGCAATGCTCCGCCGCCATATATACGATCAATTGGTTCACCATTACGCATATTGCTTACGATTGTATATCTGTCTGTATCAGTCAATGTGTGCCTCCTTGATTATTTCTTTTGTTAGTTCAACGTCTGCTGGCTTGGCTTTGAATTGCCTATTCCAGTAAGGTATATCTAATACAGGTTCAATAATTGCTAGTTGTTCATCATTAAAGTTACTTAACATTGTTTTTCCTGTTTTAGAATTCAGTAACAACCAAGGACTAATTAGTCCGTTTCTAATATCATTAACTGCTCTATT